TTTATTAGTAGAAATATGCAACTTAGGAGACGTTCTTCGTATTGCCATACACTTTTCCTATGCTTAAAATAAAACTGCATAAATACACCATAAATAAAAATAAAAACAAATTGTTTGACTAACAGTTACAATTGTGATAACATAAAAAAGAGATAGAAAAACCTCACTTCTTGCCATAGCATAATAAAACCCTAGTGCTATGGCTGGTTGTGAGAAATGGGGATAGATGACAGCTGAAGAACGCAAAGATCAAAAAAGAATTCAATTCTTTTTGCAAAATAATAAATATATTCAAATATCAGAGATTGCTTGGGAAAGAAGACAAAGTTTATCGGAGTTTTTAAGAGAAAGTTTAGATAAAAGTATTCAAGAGTATAAAAAGGAAATAAGTGGTATCTAAAAAGCAATGCCTGCGATGCAAAAAAGAGTTTACAGTGAGCAAAGATAGTGAAAAAAAATATTGCTCTAAAGACTGTTATATAGAGGTACTTAAAAAGATTAAGGACACAAAAAAACAATGCAGCTGTATTACTTGGTTAGACTTAGTTCTAGCTTGCATAGTTACCGCCTTTTTTACTTATATGTATTTCAATTGGGCAGAATATACGGTATTGTTTAGGTGTATTTTTATCTATTTGAAAATGTTTGTAGTGTATTGGAAGCATAGGTTTTTAAGATTTTTAATATTTTAATTAATTTTTATAGGGGAAATTATGGTTGAGTTTTTATTGTGTATTATTATTTGGTTATTAGCTAATCAAGATTGTTGTAAAAAAGATTAATACTAATTCTTTAAATACTCTAATATTACCCAGGTATCTGTATAAGCTGCTCTATTGATTCCTGTGGTTATATTAACATTTGTAGAATCCACATTTATTTCTATATTGTTTGCAGCTGTTGGGCTTGCATATGGTATTGGTATATAGCTATTTGCTACTTTATCTGAGCTTGTAGCATAGATTCTAGTAAAGTTAAACCCTGAAGTTACGGTGATACCATGGGCTACAGATTTCGTAGCAGTGTTTGGAAGTGCACCAAATTCAACTATTTTCCTAAAAACCTGTCTTGGCTGTTGTGGGCTTGCCCCAGGAGTGGTTGGCAATGCTGGGAAACTTTGGCCGTTAACGAACTCTTCTTGAGAATATATAGCACTATCTTTATTGTTTAAAGCAATAGATATCTTGTTAATATTTTGATAAAGCCTTACCAGCAATTCTTTAAACTCAGGCGAGGTAACATCTATTTGCTGGACCTGTTGAGCCATATCCCAAATCTGAGTAGTGTCTACATATAAACCAGGATTAGTATATTGTTTTGGATATGCCATATTTCCCCTTGCCTTTTTTAAAAATAATAGTTAGTATTTGGTTGGTTACGTTAGTTACTCCTAACTACTAATTAAGCCGTGGGTCGACGAAGGGTACACGGCTTAATTATTTATCACACTCGCAACTATAAGAGAAATATTTTATTAATAATGTACTAGCAACACCGCCTAGAGCAGTAATCAATGTGGCTCCATATGCCTTTTTTTTCTGTACACTATTTTTTTCAGTTTTATCTTTTTCCTCTTGCAGCTCAGCTAATGAATCGCTTACTGCGTGCAAAATCATTTCTTGCAATTGGTTAGAACTATCAGATGAAGATCCACCATTAGGGCTATCTTCTGCAGAAGCAACTCTAGCCATCCTTACAGGGCTATCCCTTTTAATTTCATCAGCTCTCTTTTTAAGATGTTTTTCAATCTTAGACATATCTACTTTTTTGTCTTTAAAATAGTTACCTAAAGCCTGCTTCATAAGTTCTTCTTCTTGTTGATCTATGACTCCATCACCATTTAAATCAAAAGGCTGCAAAGCAGGTGGTAATGCTGGAAGATCTAAACCAACTTCAATTTTAACAGGTTTTTCTGACCCCTTTAAAGAGGGAAAAACATAAAGCAAAAAAGATATATGAACAATGATATAATTCTATTATCCATGATTACTCCTTTTTGCTTTATGTTATTAAGTTCAATTATTATTGCAATCTGCTTGCCGTTGCCTCCGCATGTATAATCATTGCATTTAGCTGAAAATCCTGTAAACACTGATAAATATATGTATTAGTTGTGAAATTATAATCATACTTGAACATCTGGCTATCAGTATAATGGAACCTGAAGGCAATATTTTCCCCTTCTGCTTGAAAGTATAATGGATGCCATAAGCGTGCTTGTTGCGACTCTAGAGGCACTAACGCATATGGACTAGTCTCTAAGACAGATGTTCCCAATAGTGCTCCAGTGATAGACCCTTCGTTTACTATATCTAACGAAGCACTGCTTATAAAGTAATCAACCGATATCTCTCCGTTAGTTGTTCTATCAACATAAAAATCTACACGTGGCACATAACAATTACGATCGGCTCCAGTAAAGAAATTGTATTCCTTAGTGTTTATATCTATAACGGAAACTAACGACGCTGTGCCGCCTCCTATGTACGTTCCTGCAAACGTAATAGAATTACCATCTCCATCTAATGCCTGGACATCTACACTGTTAGGTGTTGCTGCATTAAACGGATCTGAAACTACCTGACAGATTACATTGGTTAACGGTGCGCTGTTTACGTCGGTTATAGTTATCCCGTTTAGGTTTTCTAATAGAATAAAATCATTCTGTAAAAGATTATGGTTAACTATGGTTAGTGTAAGCAACCCAGCACCTGTAATAGCAATATTAGTTATCTGTAAGCTAGGGGCGTTTCGTGTTTCGTTTTCACGTACCAGATTCACAAAACCCTTGTTGGTTGCCTGCACAGATTACCCTTTCACGCAATACTTTTGTTTTCCATGGGCTAACGATATTTTCCCATTTCAAAGTTGAGTCCCAATATAAACCAGGGCTATTTTCTCCTAGCTGGAAATATCCAAACGTCGTAAACGAATCATCGTTTATTGCCCAGCTATTATTAGCATAATTATATACCAAAACCCGGTTAGGCCATGGAAAATCTCCATCTCTGCTTTCAGAAGGATAAGTCCAATAAACAAGCTCAGGAAAATAGCTTCTTATTCCTGCAACCCGTTCTACACCTGCATTTGTATTATGCAGATTGAAAACTAATTGAGGTATTTTGTTGTCAATTCTTTGCACATTGGCACCAGAACAGGCATGTATACCTGTTTGGCCAAACCCTAATACGGCCTGATCAAAAGGTACTTGGCTAAATGTAGATTCAGCACCCAATTCAGTATTGATCTTTTGCCAAACAAATGGAAACACTTCGTTACCTGTATATACTAATTCGTACGTAGATCGCTCAAAATAGACGATTAGCCTGTCTTTAAGTGACTGAGCCGTTACGATTAGCTTCTTGTGTAGGAGCGTCGATCGCTGACCCGTTTCCAGGTATATCTTGACGCCAAGCATTAGCTGCGAGTGGTGAACCTACGGCTGAGTATCTACATCTGTTTACAAACGTAGTAGCTGCCCCATTCACATTCTCTATTGTGTTGAGTAATACCAATCTGTTTTTGAACTGGACTATTATTCTACTAGTAATAATTGTGTTTACTCCTGGGCTAGGAGCTGCATAGGTTAAAACAGGTGTAACCCAGGTTGCTCCTGTCCAGTATCTAATCCCGTCAGTAGTATAATTAGTAGTCCAGAAATAGTTCAAGTCTGGAGTGGCACCTTGATAAGTAGTAGACCAGAAGAACTGGGAATTGGATCCGGTCCAAGTATCAGCTCCAGTTGATAGCCTTTCCCACCCATCGTTTACAGGATCGAACTGGTAGGCAAATTTGGTATCGAAAGCAATAAGTTGGCTCATCGTTTATAGGTTGAGTCTCATATTGTTGGATTCCCATTACTGGTAAAGAAGGGTACCAATATACGGGAACGCCTACTGGTGCTCCTGTAAATGTAACTGTGTTAGGGTTAACCGTACTATCAAGTGTAGCAGTAATAGATCCATTAGTTGAAAGTAACGGAGTTCCAGCGCCCCCCAAGTGCTACAACTGTGAATATATTACTTCCTATAGAAAACTGTTGCCCCACTGCTAGCTGATTAAGCCCTGCTGGTAAATTTGTAGTGTCGGGGGGAAGCTCCAGTATTACCCCAGGTCCATTCTTAAACGAGAGCTTAAAAACAGTTGACACCCATGGGTTGTAGAGCCAAACCTCTTTCTGACTCTTCCTCTAAACACATAAGCGTTGTTTAAAGATGAGAAAGCGTTATCAGGTAACAGCCATGGTTTCAAATCGGTCTGTAGGCCGTTGTCGTTCCCGACGTAGCCAATAAGAAACTTTTGTGCCATGTTAGTATCCTATAACAAAGTATCTTAATCTAAATCTTAAATCGTCTGACCCTTGGCGAACATAATTTATTTTAAACTGTGTATTAGTAATGCTTCCTGGAACCAGCCACGTTCTTACATAATTAGTGGCACCCCAAGCACCGCCTAAAGCTTTATCAGTTTCTTCTAACACAAAATATAACATTAAATATTTTGGTATATCCCGATACAGTTTGAGTATGTGTTTGCAAAGCATTTGTTGCTGTCAAGCTACCCGTAGACTTAGACTGTAGTAACATGCCTGATGGAAAATATGTTTCTACATTTGCACCATTAGATGGGCTTGTATTGCTAATGCTTGATGCGGTTATAGGCACAGGAGTCAAAGAATTATTAATAAACTTAGTAACATAAATTTCATTCTTGGTTGTAGTTGGGTTTACAAAGTTATATACACCAAGTTCAGTACCTGTAAAACTAGGTGCAGGTGACTGAGCGATTAATGTTACTTTTTTATGCTTACCTGCATCTACGCTTGCAAATTCTTCATGATCTATTGCAGTCCAGGTGTTAATGCCTACAAAGTTTTGGTTAATTAAAGGCTGTGT